CATCGTGCGCCACGATAGGCCAACCAAGAGCGATCTGCACCCAACCATGAAGCCAGTCAGCCTGGTGCAACGCATGGTGGAATGGTCAAGCATGGATGGATGGATCGTCCTCGACCTGTTCGGTGGCAGCGGAAGCACGCTGATCGCATGCCAAAAAGCAAACCGAAAAGCACGCCTGATGGAACTCGATCCGAAGTTCGTTGATGTGATCGTCAAGCGCTGGCAGGATTTCACAGGCAAAATCGCAACACACGCAGAAACCGGAAAACCTTTCGCGGAGGTAAAAAATGGCAACGAAAAAACCTAAACTTGAAGAAAAACCTGTCGTAAAAAAGCATGGAGGTGCTCGACCAGGCACTGGCGGTGCAATGCCAGGAGCTGGACGACCTGAGTTCGAGCCAACTGATGCCGAGCGAAAACAGGTGGAAGCCTTGTCTGGATACGGCCTGCCGATCGACCAGATTGCAGTACTGGTGCGCAATGGCATCCACGTTGAAACCCTGCGCAAGCACTTCGCAACCGAGCTGGTGTCCGGAAAAGCCAAGGCCAACGGACAGGTAGGGAAAACCCTATTCCAGAAGGTCATGGCAGGCGACACGACCGCAGCCATCTGGTGGAGCAAGACGCAAATGCGATGGGCTGAAACCCAAAAGCATGAGCTGACTGGCGCAGACGGTGCACCTCTGGAGTTTGCCAAGATCGAGCGAGTGATCGTCAAGAATGGGTAAAGTCCTGCAACTCCAAACCCCAGAATGGGCAGTGCCACTGCTGGAGCCAAGCCGCTACAAAGGCGCATGGGGTGGCCGAGGCTCGGGCAAGTCCCACATGTTTGCCGAGCTGATGATCGAGGCCCACATCATGGACCAAAAGCGCAGAAGCGTCTGCGTCCGTGAAATCCAGAAGTCGCTGAACCAGTCGGTCAAGCGCCTGCTGGAGACCAAGATTCAGGACATGAACGCTGGCGCTTACTTTGAGGTGCAGGAAGCTGTGATCAAGTCGCGCAAAGGCGATGGCATGATCATCTTCCAAGGCATGCAAAACCACACAGCCGACTCGATCAAGTCGCTCGAAGGTTACGACTGTGCTTGGGTGGAGGAGGCTCAAAGCCTGAGCCAGACCAGCCTCGACCTGCTGCGGCCAACCATCCGAAAGCCAGACTCCGAGCTGTGGTTCACGTGGAACCCGCGCCAGCAGAATGACCCTGTCGACTTCCTCCTGCGCGGTCCAACACCACCAAAGGATGCGCAAGTCCTGAAGGTCAACTTCACCGACAACCCTTGGTTTCCACAAGTCCTGCGCGATGAGATGGAGTACGACAAGAGGCGCGACCCAGACAAGTATCAGCATGTCTGGATGGGAAGCTACCTCACAAACAGCAACACCAGGGTGTTCAAGAACTGGCGCGTCGAGGACTTCGAGGCACCACCAGACGCAATCCACCGGCTCGGTGCTGACTGGGGTTTCGCGGTCGACCCGACCACGCTGGTGCGCTGCCACATCATTGGCCGCACGCTCTACATCGACTACGAGGCCTACATGGTCGGCTGCGAGATCGTCAACACGCCTGAACTGTTTATGCAGGTGCCCGAGGCCGAAAAGTGGCCAATCGTGGCCGACTCAGCCAGGCCAGAGACGATCAGCCACATGAAAAAGAATGGCTTTCCAAAGATCATGACAGCCGTCAAGGGTCCGAAGTCGGTCGAGGAAGGCATCGAGTTCCTGAAGAACTACGACATCGTGGTGCACCCTCGGTGCATCCACACCATTGACGAGCTGACGCTGTACAGTTACAAGCAAGACCCACTGACCGGCAAAATCTTGCCGGTGCTCGAAGACAAGAAAAACCACGTGATCGATGCCCTGCGTTATGCCTGCGAAGGTGTGAGACGATCGGCCATCACGAAGCCTGCAACATTCACTCCATTGCCAAATGTAAAGAAATGGTGAGAAAATCACACAAAATGAGGATATAACATGGCCCGACTCTCAAACGATCAACGCCTTGCGAACCTGCACGACGAAGCCCTCGCGCAATTCGATGATGTGCAAAGCGCACTGCGCGACGAGCGCTTGCAATGCCTGCAAGACAGACGCTTCTACTCCCTAGCAGGCAGCCAGTGGGAAGGCCCACTCTGGGACCAATACGAGAACAAGCCCAAGTTCGAGGTCAACAAGATCATGCTGGCCGTGATCCGAGTAGTCAACGAATACCGAAACAACCGCATCACGGTGGACTTTGTCTCCAAAGATGGCGCTGAGAACGACAAGCTGGCCGAGGTCTGCGATGGCCTATACCGAGCCGACGAGCAGGCATCAGTGGCCGATGAAGCCTACGACAACGCCTTCGAGGAAGCGGTCGGTGGCGGCATTGGTGCTTGGCGCTTGCGCACAGTCTACGAAGACGAGGAAGACCCAGAAAACGACCGCCAGCGCATCCGCATCGAGCCAATCTTCGACGCAGACAGTTCGGTGTTCTTCGACTTGCAGGCCAAGCGCCAAGACAAATCCGATGCCCGATTCTGCTTTGTCGTCACATCGATGACGCAGCAGGCATACAAAGACACTTGGGGTGATGACCCAGCAAGCTGGCCAAAGATCATCCACCAGTACGAATTTGACTGGTGCACTCCAGATGTGGTCTATGTGGCCGAGTACTACAAGGTCGAGGAAAAGACCGAGACTATTCGCATCTTCCAAACCATCACAGGCGAGGAAGAACGCTACACCAAAGCCGACTTTGACAAAGATGAAATGCTGGAAGAAACACTGGCAGCCATCGGCACAGTCGAAGTGCGCCAGCGCAAGGTCAAGACCAAGCGCGTGCATAAGTACATCATGTCAGGCGGCAAGGTGCTCGAAGATGCAGGCTACATTGCAGGCAAGTGCATCCCCATTGTGGTCGTCTACGGCAAACGCTGGTTTGTCGACAACGTCGAGCGATGCATGGGCCATGTTCGCTTGGCCAAGGATGCCCAGCGCCTCAAGAACATGCAGCTGTCCAAGCTGGGTGAGATCAGCGCCTTGTCGTCAGTCGAGAAGCCAATCCTCACGCCTGAGCAGGTCGCTGGCCACCAAGTCATGTGGGCAGAAGACAACCTCAAAGACTATCCGTACCTGCTGATCAACCCGATCACAGACCAGAACGGCAACCAGGCAGTAAGCGGCCCAGTGGCTTACACCCGCAGTGCAGCCATCCCACCAGCAATGGCCGCGCTCTTGCAGATCACAGAAACCGACATGCAGGACATCTTGGGCAACCCAGCTAGCGCAGACAAGATGGTTAGCAACATCTCAGGCAAGGCCGTGGAGATGATTCAGGCCCGAGTCGATGGCCAAGCCTTCATCTACATGAGCAACTTTGCCAAGGGCATGAAGCGATGCGGTGAAATCTGGCTGTCAATGGCCAAGGACATCTACATCGAAGACAAGCGCAAGATGAAGACGATCGCGCCAACTGGTGAGGCCGCAATGGTCGAGCTAATGCAGCCAAACATCGATCAGGAAACTGGTGAAATGGTCATGACCAACGACTTGACAAGCGCCACATTCGATGTGATCGCAGATGTTGGACCATCAAGCAGCACCAAGCGCCAAGCAACTGTCCGCGCCCTGACCGGCATGCTCCAGATCACCCAAGACCCAGAGACAGCCCAAGTGATCACCGCAATGGCCATGATGAACATGGAAGGCGAAGGCATCAGCGATGCCAATGCCTACTTCCGCAAGAAACTCCTGCGCATGGGTGTGGTCAAGCCAACCGACATGGAAGCCGAAGAACTCATGACCGAGATGCAGGGCAAGCCGCAAGACCCAAATGCCATGTATCTGCAAGCCGCAGCTGAGAATGAAACTGCCAAGGCAGCCAAAGCCCGAGCCGACACCGTCGAAACCGTGGCCAGCGCAGAACTAAAACGCGCTCAAACGCTTGAGACGCTGGGCAAAGTCGACGAGACCGCACAGAACATGGCGCTCACAAATGCAGAGGCAGTACAACAAATTTTGCAAGGCCAGATCGTTCAGCCAGTTGTAAGATGAACGAAAAAGCGCGAGAATGTGATAAACGGCATCCACCCAGCCGTTCTAATGGGTGAGTTTGATGGGGTCAGAAGATGAACACAAAGGCAGTATCAGGAGA